GAAATACACCCATTTTTTGGGCTGATACAGCTGCTTCAATTAAAGCTGTTGTTTTACCAGTATCACTATGACCACGTAACAAAGTTATGTGGCCCATAGGAATACCGGGTAATGAAAGAACGTCTTGGAATGCTGCTGAAAGTGGAATCCAACGTTGATCTTTAAATGTTACTTGATTGTTACTCAAGTTTTTTGATTTTTTAAACGATTCAAGGTTAAAGTTTCCTTTGACAGCACCAGAAATAGCTTCTGTTAGTTTTTTCTTAGCCATTTTTTACAGATTAGAAAGGTAAATCGTTGTCTTCATCATCAAATTTAGATGGAGCTTTAGCGTCAGTAAACAAAGCATCAAACTCATCTTCATTAAACGAAGACTTTTTCTTAACAGGAGTTGAATAACTTGTAACTACTGGAGTTACTGGTTGTTCAACTTCTTCTGTTTCTGATTCTTCTACGTCAGCTTCGGGATTCAACCAAGTCAACAAAATACCTTTCATTTCATCATACTCATACTTTTTGTACAGAGCCAAAATTTCAGGTTGTTCACTCATCCACATTTTAGCTTGTGCACTGTTGTCACTCAAAGGAGTAATTTTAGTACGAGGACGTACTGTAGACTTATTGTACTTAGTACCAGTTACTTCAGGTCCTACAGTTTCAATAGTCAAATCACGACCTTCATAGATGTCAGAAAAATCTCCGATGTCTTCGTCAGCAACCATGCTCAACAATTCAAGGTAAGTTTCTTTACCAAATTCCCATAAACGAACACCTTTTTCTTCTTCACCCCTAACAATGACTGGAGCAAATACTCGCATTTTAGGTTCGATTTTTTTAGCCAACTGCCAATTTTCTTTTTCTGATGACTTGCGAAGTTGACTTGCAAATTCTACGATAGGATCTTTTTCACCAAAGTTAGTCAAAGCAATCATTGAACGATTAGCTACACCATAGTGAAAATAAACTTCTTTAAAAGGATTTGATTTGTCAAACTTACTAGGAACGACACGAATAATTTGTTTACCTACAGCAGGTTTCCAAAAGTTTTTTGCTCTTTCTTCTTTGTTTTGAGAGCCCCCTTTCTTGTTTTGAAGGGAATTCAAGCGATTTTTGATTTGATTAATATCCATAACAATTTTATTATTTCTCTACTAATATAACAAATAAAAGGCTAAAAGCCAATTATATATTAATAATCTTGTAAATTTTTGTATTTAAAATGCGAAGGTCAGGACCTTGAGTTAACAATATACTATTTTGATAATCATTCCAATTTACTTTAAATTGGTTGTCTAGCATACCATTATTTAGTTCTTTAATTAAAGTATTTAAAGCATTAATAGTATATAAAGTGTTTGATTCTTTTTTTCTGTGTAATAAAATAGTATTTTCAGGTATTTCATTAACTGAATTTTCTGTATCTATGTTATAGGTAATTATATATTCAGTTGTTTGAGGACTTTCCAATACAAACATTTTATCGTACAATATAGCATAACGTGAAGTTATACCAGCAATAGTATCTAATAAACGATTTTGGGCTGTAAATGAGCACAGTAACTTATTCTTCATGTCAAAGGGAATACTATTGATAAATATTGGAGAAATATCATAAACCATAGTCTAGTCCTTTCTTCATTTTTGTCGTATAGCCTGTACTTTCTAACAATTCTTTTATTTTAGTTACTGTTTCAATTCCGTCTTCTTTACTAAAGTCTATAAGTATAGAATCATATGTGTAAAGAATTATTTTACTCTTCTTAGTTTCTAAAAAGTCTAATACTTTTCCAACCAATTCTACATTACTTTTGGTTTCTAAACTTTGAATGTAATAATTAAATATTTTTGTTGGACTTAATTCATCAGACTTATGTAAAATTCGACCAGTTGCTAATTTTACTCTGTCTTCTTGATTGTAAACCAACCACATTTTTTTAATTAGTCCATTGACTTGTCCAAAGTACACCTTATTTCTGTGTTCTTCTTTGATCCCTCCATAAAGATTTTTGAACGTAATTTCCTTCGCTTCTTCTTTTGATACTCCAAGTATTTCTGATATATCAGCATAGGGATCACTACTGAATTTAAAATTAAAAAGGGAACCAATAAGAGAAGGATGGTAAGCAGAGAAGTCATATTCTATTAAGTAATCGTTGTTGGGAATAAATACATTTCTTGCGCCGTTTTCTTTGGGAAGTGCGGCAAAATTAATGTTGTTAAATGCGTTGCTCGGTCTTGTAGTAATGTTGTAAAGATTGTACGAAGTATGTATTTTATTTTTGTTAATACTGTAGTCTTCAAATGTAGGTTCAAAAAAGTGATTGAATTTAGTTGGACTAATTTTAATTCCTTCTTGTTCAATTCTTTTAAAAACACTGGTATATTCTTTGTCAAACCAAGTATTTGGTCTGTAATTCATGTGTTGTTTTATTTTAGTAAAAACATGATCCCATTTTTCTAAGTGTTTAGTAACGGGAATTATACTGTTAATATTGTTTCTAAAGTAATGTTCTCTGTAAAAGTGAGTATGAGCAGGTGTACCATATTCATCAGCTTTAAAAACTTTATTAGTTTTATTTAAAATATTAAACTGAATGTCGGTTGTTTCTAAAGTAGACGGTAAAAAATAATCATGGAACTTTTTGTCTAAAACATAAATAAGTTTGTGTTTATTTAAGAAATCTAACACATCTTGCCAATCTAAATTAAATGTTTCACTGTGATTAATTGGAAAAATGTAGCCTTTACTGTTTAAACAATGATAATAAACCGCTACTATATTGTTAAATTTAGGATGAAAACAATCATTGCCTGGAATAATTTGAACAAAACAAGAATCTTCACAGTATTCTTGTAGTCTTTCTAATTGTAGTTTTGTTTCAATGATCGCATGCATAACCTTTATTAATACTATAAAAAAAGGCTTGGTAAAAACCAAGCCTCTCTATTATCTTCCTAATTGATCTAAATCTACAGGCCTAGCATCTTTTAATGAACTTCTGTTAGAAGCAGCTATTATAGCATTTGCTAGTTTACTTGTATCTTTAGTAATAGTACCTTTTGGATCAATGTATTTTAATAAAGCAAAAATTAATTGTTCAAATTCTTCTCTATTGTTTATATTATTTAAATGATTTTTTAATAATTTTAAAGTTTCAATAACCTTGTAAACTCCTTCTGTGTCTGAAGGAGTATCACTTTCTTCTTTCATAGCTCTAACTTTACTAGCTAAAGAACTTAATGCTGTTCTAATATCTTGTTTTTGTTTAGCAAAGTTTGGATTAACTAAAGCAGCCATTCCTAAAACTAAAGCTTCAAATTCATCGTAAGTATTAATTCTACTTAAAGCTGTTTTTAGTGATGAATTTGACTCAATGTCTTTTTCTAAAACTGACACATCAGGACGTTGTTTTTGAATTTGTTTTTCTAATTCTTCAGATACAGTAATATCTTTTAACTGTTTTTGTTCTTCTGGAGTTAATTTAGACTTGTCTACATCATCATAGCGAAGATTATACATGTCCATTAACATAGCCATTACTTCTACTTTATTTTTTCTAATAGCATCATCAGTAACACCAATACTTGCTAAAGTTTGGTCAATAGCAGCTTCATTTAACATGTTTCCTAATGAAATATTTTCAGCTACTCCTGATCTTTTAAATAATCCTGTTGATTTTTGTCTTTGACTTAAGTTAATTCCCGTTACTTGTTGAAACTTCTTTAAAAGAGTATCAGGACTTTTACGTAAACTAATAACAACTTTTTTAGTATTAGGATCCCAAGACTTATAAGTTGTGTCATTTGGATCTCCTTTAATGTTAGGATTAGCCATTTTTAACACACTAAATATTTCTTGGTTTCTGTTTAAATTTTTATTTTTAAATAATTTTTTAGCTTCATCAGGATCAGCATCTCCTACAAGGATGGGTTTTACATCATCTGTTCTTCTTTCAGTTTCTTTGTCGTCTTTATTTTTAGGAGAGTCGTCAGTTGGTTTAGGGGCTTTTTTCTCTCCAGGAATGTCTACTCTTTGACCCATATCATTAACTCCTTTACCAGTAACGGCTACAATAGGTTGCCAGTTCTTAATAGTATATGTTTTACCACCATCAGTATCCACTTTATATTTAACTACAACACTTTGGTCAGCTGTATAGTTAGTAGCTCTATGTTGGGTTTGATCATCTACATTACTGTCTGCTTGAGTTTGAACTTTAAATACAACTTTAACTTTATCTCCAAATACTCCTTTAACTTTTTCGATTATAATTTTTTGGATTTCTTTATCAATATCATCTCCAGTAGCAGCTCTTGCTTTAACTAAATCTGAACCATCGTTTGCTACGTTGTCTTGGTCTCCAGCATTACTTGAAATGTGACCAATTATGTCTCCATCTACAGTAATAGTGTCAGTAACTCCTTTTTCTGCTATTACTTTTTGTATTTGATTTAATACATTATTTGTACCTTTTTCTACAACCCATTTCTGCTGTTCAGGAGTTAATTTATATTCTCCTACTTCAAATGTGGCTGCTGTTGATATATCATCAACATTTTCATTAGGAATTAAACTTTTTATTTTGTCTTTAAATACCTTAAAGTCTTGATTGTCGATTTGACCATCTCCACCTAACTTGATTGGTTTTTTAATACTGTCAGGAACATCATCTCCACCTCCAGCTGATGTTATTTTATCTTGATCAACATCACCCATATAATCAGGATTACTTCCAGTTACATTATCTGGTGTATTATCTATATTTACGTTATCTCCTGTAATTGCTTTAACTAATTGACCAATTGGTTCAGCATTTGCTCCTACAGTAGCTGAAGCTAATACTGGAGCTACCATCGCGGCTGTTAACCATTTGAATTTTCTAAAAAAGTCTCCTATTTTTTGAATAACTCCCCCACCAGCATAGTCTGATGATTTTTCAATTCGTGCTATGTTTTTTGTATTTGATACTATCCATGCATTGTTAACATCATCATAGGCTTGAATATATTCTTCACCAGGTATTAATCCATTAGGTAAATTTTTAAAGTTAGAAGCACCTATACTTTTATCATATTTACCCTTCCAAATAAATTTTGCACCATTTTCTAATTTTTCTAAATCACTTACAGATGAAATTTCTACTGCTTTTTCATCAGCTTCATTGATTTTATTGTTAGATAAAGAATAAATTTTTGCTAATTGTAAAATTGTTTTTAAATCAGATGGTTTTTTTACTCCACTCCCTGAAAAAACGTCTCCAATGTTTTTTACAAATTCACTAGGTTTTTCACCATTCTTTTTAAATTGATTAAAACTATATTGTAAATATTTTTTAGATTGATCTGTTGCTTTTTTAAAAGTATCTTTTACTTTATCTACAAAACCCTCATTTAAAAGTTGGTCTTTTGAGTAATTATTGATTAAGTTTATTTCATATAAAGACTGAAGAAATTCTTCAAATTCTCTTTCTTCGTTTTGAATATTTGCTATTCTTAATACATTTAAGTGTTCGTTTAATAGGTATTTCATAGATTATATACAATAAATATTATTTTTTATAATAAAGAGTTAAATCTGTTAAATAATCTCTAATGCCAGGCATGGTTTTTTGAGCTTGGTTTATAGATCTTAAATTAGAATCAATAACTCCACCTTTCATTAATATATCATTTTCTTTTACATCATACAACGGACCACTAATTTTCCATAGTAATTCTACGTTATTGAAATATTTACTAAGATTACTATTAACATAAGTAAAATAAGTTCCTTTATTTACTTCTACAATAACAGGTTTACTACTTAACAAGTATTCTAAAAAATATCTTACAAAAAAAGTTTGATCATATTCTTGTTGTGTAGGAGGTAAACTATTAGGTATGGGATTAAATGATTCTACTAATTGAGTTTTTGTTTTTCTAGATATTGAAAGATAAGCAGTAGAAAGACCAGATCCTAAATTAATATTAGGAGAAGGACTTTCAATAACATTAAAAGAAGATATTAGTTGAGGTGAATTAACTGTTAATTCTTTACCAGCATACGCTCGTCCATTAACATCTTTCCTATAATAACCTACATAATTTGTTAAATTGGAAGTATAGTAGTATTCTCCCCCATTAGTATAATAAACTCTAGGATCTATTTTATTTAATGGAATATACATTTATGTTTTTATATTATGTGAATATATTATAATTACCACCGTTATTTATAAGTTCGTTTTCTTCTGCTGGGGTAACGTTATTACCATATCTTTCTGTATCTATTGTTTTTCTACTTTGTTGATTTGTCTGTGGATCTATGTATAGGTATGTAGAAGTCCAGTTAATTTTACGTCCAAATGTTTGGTGGATTGCTGAAGTTATAATAATATTAGGATTAGTAGGTTGCATGTTTTTTTCTAACCACCAAATATGATTGTAATTATTAGCAGGGGCTGAGGCTTTTTGGTTATCATATAATGGATGACCTAAAGAAGTTGGTTGGCCATACATTACATAACTATCAATAAAGAAAAATTGAGATAATGAAAATTGTCCTTCTCCTAATCCAAAACTAGCATTATATGCTTCTTTTACAAGTTGAAAGGGAAAATCACCTACTCTATCTGAAGCTGTATTTAAAAAATTTTTAATATTATCAGTTAAAACTTGGTTATTTAATGTGTAAAAATCTCCATTCTTATTTATTACTGATGTTACTGGTGGGCCAAAAAAAGATCCTTTACCGTTGGGATAGAATAGACCATAATTTGAAGTTAGAATTTCATTAGTTTTATAAAGAAAATCTTGATTAAATCCTTCAAATACTTCTTCAGAGGCAATACCTGCTGGAAACCCATTACTAGCTATCCAATTCAATGTTGCTTCTACAGTTTTTCCAGTTGTAAATTCTACATCTTTTCTAAGAACACCACTACCAACAGATGTTTCTTCATTTCCATATATTGATAACCAATTATTTACCCACGATTTTACAAAATTTTCAAATTCTCCAATAGGAAATGAATTTGATGGGGGTGTTGATGGCTCTAAAAAGCCTTGAATATTATTTTCCCAATATTTAGTTACATCATCCTTCTTATAATTAAGTAAATAATCATCAATGTTTTTTGTAAATGTACCGTTGTTAGTAGTTGCGTACAAATAACCTATTAAGGATTTTACAGTTTGAAATTTAATAAAATCTATTAAAATAGGATACAATATAGCAATAGCTTTTAACTTTTCAACAAAATCTTCAAAACCACCTCTATCTTGTGTAATAAAATTTTCAAACTTTTTATCTTCTAAAATACAAATTTGAGTTTCTAATGTAGTTTCCCATTGATTGTCTTTTAAAGAATGATTTATTTGTGTTATAACAAATCCTAAATTTTTATCATAGTAGTTTTTAGGAATTACGTTTTGTTTTATTCTAAAGATTTGTCCTACAACTATTCCTCCAATTCCTTCTAATGTAATTCTTAATTTAAAAGGAATTAAAGCCTTAAAACCTAAATCACCATCAAATCTTAATAAAGACTGTTTTAGAAGAGTTGAAGGAGTAGATAAACTTCTATCATTTTGGTTAATTAAAAATTTAGAAGTAGGAACATCACCTGTAAGTAAATTAGTAAGAGAAGTAGATTGAGTAGGTCCTATTGAAGTAAAATTACCTCCTGTACCTACTATATAATCTCTAGCATAAACCATAAGTTGAAGAACTTTTCTGTAAAAACTACTATTTTTATTGTTTTTAAAATAATTACCTTTTTTACCATTAATTTCTTCTCCTTGACCCTTTTCTGTTGATAATCTGTCTGTTAATCCAGCATTTAAGTAAACTTGACTTGAATTATAAACGTCTCCTAAATTAGCTTTTGATTGAGCTGCTATACCTACAATTGTACTTTGGTTTTCAAAAATTTGACTTTCTATGTCTACGTTTTTACAAATACTACCTAAGCCTAATAAATCAAATTCATAAAATGTGTCTTTAGGTTGTTTATTTAAATAATAAGTATCTACTAGTTTAGCTGTATTTTGATTAGGGCCCGCTGTAGATACTATAAAGTTATTTAATCCTCCTAAAGCTGTTGACACTTTATGCATTACACTTTTTATGTAGTCTACCATAACAACTCCATTATCATAATCACTAGACTTTATTTCTCGATATATTCCTAATAACAAGTCTATATTTAACAATATGTTCTTTAATTGGCCGTTTTTAGCAGTTTTATTAAAAAATTGTAAATTATTATCATTATAATATACCTTTTCTCCTTTTCTATCTTCGGGATCACGACCAAAAATTGGAGGATTTATTCCATTTTGTTTAGTTTTAAAATTAGGAATATTTAAGGCTCCAAATTCTTGTAAAAAAGCTCCTTGGTTTTTCACTAAACAAACTCCAGCATCAATAGAAATAGAATCTGGTCCTGCTAAACAATAATCAGTATTTTCAGGTACTAATAATCTAACAATATCTGTTGTTTTTCCTGATTTTGATTTTTGTCTTAGGTTACAATAAGATCCTACAATTGCTAACCATATATCTAAAGTAATGTATTCGTATTTAGATCCTACATATCCATCACCATTAGGATCCGAAATTACATATTTAAAATAAGGTTGGTCGGCAAGTCGTTTAGCTTGATCTGGATATCCTGAATTAGTTAATTTTTCTTGAATACTAGTGAAATTAACATAATTTATATCGTAATTCCAACTGCCTGAGTATTGAGATTCATCTAATGTTTGAAAATTAGTTGTTCCCGATGTATAGTTTACTATACCTTCTTCATTTGCTTTTAAACTTAACAGTATATTCTCATAATCATCATATACATAAGAATTATTTACCGAATTAAGATCTAAACTAGTATCATTTCTTAAAGTATTAGAATTTGTACTCATTTTTACAGTATTGATTACTTCTCCCATTGAGATTAATACTGTTTCACAATCATAACCTCCATCTCTTCTTAATTTCCATTTAAAGTTTTTTACATAACCTAACATTCCATCATAGTTATGGCGGTATTTTTCACGTAGTATTTGTAATTTTTGATAAACTATATCTTGAGTTAAATTAGATTCAAATGGATCTATTGTTCCACCAATATAAGACTGAGGAATAAGTTTATCTTCAGGTAATGTTGCTTTAGAATTTACTAAATTATCATTGTAATCTAAATATTGAGACCAACCCCATTCTAAAAGAACTGAGTATCCTGGTCTCATATATAAAAGTTCTAGTTCATTAAGTTGGTGAGTGTCCCAACAGTTAAATTTTACTGTTGTTTCAAATATAGATCCGTAAGCTCCTAATGTTCTTAATTCTACTCCTGTGATGCCAGGCATAGGTCTAATACCCATTTGTCTGAAATATGGATGATTTACTCCACTTCTTCCAGCTTTATCTATGTCCCCACCATAAACTGCGCTTGGAGTTGCTACTCCATATCTTAGTGTTTCTTGAATTAGTGTAGAACCTGACTTGAAATAAAGAGAACCACCAAATAACACGTATTTTTTACTAAGTTCATTACCTTTATAATTTCCTTTTGATGTATCTACAAGTACACTTCCACTTCCATCAAAAAAAACTGGCCCGTCATTGTAATCTGTGAAAGATGACATTTTTACCCAAGCATTTTTACTAAGGTACCATGGAAGTAAACCACTTCTATTATCTCTACTAATATTATTTGGATTATCGTCATTAACTCCTCTTACAACTAACGTTCTAGCTCTAAGTTGAGTTTGAATACTATCGGCCAATGTTTCTTTAAATATACCCATTTTTTATTGCCTTATCAAAACTATTTTATTGTGTTGTTATTATATTATCTTCGTCAAGTTGATTTAAATTATCAAAATCATTTAAGATTGTAGATAAATCTTGGGGTATTCTTAATTGTACTCCAATAGGGGGATACAATGAGTCTCTATTGATTGTGTCAGCATTAGCTACTTGAAGTATCCAATAAAGTGTAGGATCTCCATAAAACTGAGCTGATAAATTATCTAGCCTATCTCCTTGCATAGTTATAATATAATAATCATTTATTGAAGGACTAATAGGTGGATACTTACTTGACCCAAAATATCTTAAACCATTTTGTTGTTTTCTTATTAATATATTAGGATATCTATTCATAACTATTAGTTTTTAATATCTTGTTCCGGAATATTAATCAATGTTGATTTTTGTGTTCCATCAGGTGTAGTTACTAAATCTTGTGGTAAATAATAATTATTATGTCCTACTTTCCAGTTAGGAGTAACAAACGTAGCAGTATGTGCTGTGTTTCTGTGGTTTTTCTTTGGTAAGAAATTGTGAATTGGATTAAAAGCCATAGTTACCTTCATATATTTAGGAACTTCATGTTGGTATTTGTCGGTATAATCATTAATATTAGGTCTTGCTTCTGGTTCGGCTAGTGTAATTTCCCAAGGTGCATCTAACAAACCACTAATTTGCATTTGAGTAAACACACCAGGTTGTTGGTATATGTAATCTCCAATTGTCAAATAAGCGTAAGTACCTCTCATTTGATTATATCGGTTATAATCAGGAGCCATAGCAGACATTAAATAATTTAACTTAGTGTAAATTGCAGGCATTTCATATTTAGAATGTGCGAATATAACAAAACTAAAGTTAATTTTTCTACTAAATTTTTCATAAACATAAAAATCTTCACCTCTACCCATATAATTAAATGGTTTCCATGTTGGTGACATGTCGTCAGTTAAAGTATCTAAATATGCTCTAAATGCTAATACATCTGTATTTATAGTAGTTCCCCCAAATACAGGTTGATCGTTATTTAATAATTCTATTCTAAATTTAATTATGTCTCTACCAAAACTACCATTGGTTTTTGATTGAACTTCAGCACTATCATATAACCCACTGTAAAGTAAATTTGAAGGAACTGAATTTGTTTTATTTGTAGCTGAATTGCTGTATCCATAAAATACAGATCTTGGAGTAATACTAATAACATTTATTGAATCTACAGTATTTGGTGTTCCTACAGCTACTTGTCCTGTTGTTACTCCTACTCTATCATGAATATTTAATTCAGGATAGTTTTCAGCATTTTTATTATCATTTACTTGTCTAAAATCTTGTATAAATCCATTCCCATTACCATTAGTTTCTATAGTTATTAAATTAGTAAGAGGAGAATTAAATGGATTTATTAAAGAAATAGGAGTTGTTGTTGTAACTATATTTTCTCCTTTTCTTACTTTATTTGAATAAAGATCTATGTCACTAAGAGTAAACGGAACAAAATCTCCATTATTGGCAGATAAATAATTTTTAGCTTGTTGGTTTACATAAGAAAAAGTTCTTGTTCTTCCTATTCCATAAAATGAATTAGGTCCTCCAACGTAATTATTTAAAAGAGTTTCTTGGCTAGGATTATTATTTAATAGTTTACTTTTGTATTCTGTTAGTCTACTTTTAAATTCTGCACCATTTTGAGTATTAACAGTATTTAAACTAATATATCCAGTATCATTTGTGGGGCTTAAACCATGGCGAGTAAAATGTAAGCCTAATGCATTTCCACTTACAGATGCTAAAGTATTAAGACCTATAGGATTATAAAATCTAGGTCCTTCTATTTGAGTTAATTTACTCAGTAAAGTAGAAGATCCATCTGTAGTAACAGATTGATACGATGTATCTGGGTTTGATAATTGTAGTCCTGATTGTTTAATTAACCATAATGGTCCATTAGGAACATCCGTAAAAAATGCTCCTATTCTAGCTGTGTCTCTAACAATTGCTAAACCAGTATTAAAAACACCCGTAGGATCACCTTCTCTAAACTTAAGATCGTCAGGAAATCCACCTTCATATCCTAATCTTATGTAAGGAGACTTTGAATTTAATTTTTTATTTGTGCCTGGATAAACAGGAATTGAGGTTTGATTAAAAGGAGACACATTAGTACCACCACCAAAATAGGTGTACTCAACTTGACCCGTTTGTTGGGCCCTTTCAAATATCTCCTTTAAACTAGCCATTAATATCTTCCTTCAATAGGACCTTTACCTCCAGCGTAGTTTCTTGAATATGGACCATATGGAGGTATACGTCCTTCATATCCAGGTTGAAAACTTACCGGAGGATTAGAAGCAGGTTTGAAGTAAGGATAAAATGGAATTTGAGTAGATAAACGACCAGTAAGTAAGTCTTGTGAAGCTAATAAAGTATTTGTTGGAGGTACTCCTACAAATGCTTGTATTCTTGATGTCATCATTTGACCCTCATTTTCAAACTCGGGTCCTTTGTTACCTTTTAATCCATAAACACTAGTTGTAATTGGATCTAATAATCTGTCTTTTAATGCGATTGCCATAGTTTTATTTTGGTATAAATATTAAGAATCAAATCTTCTTTGTGTACCTACGTTAGTTGAAGTAGCCATATAACCTAAATCTCTGTTGTTTAATGTAAATTTATTTTCTATTGTAATATTTTGTGATTCTCTAGTTGGAGCTGAACGAGCCGCTACGTTTTCCCCAATTGCCCCTGTATTAATATTAGCATTACCTTCGTCTCCTCCTGGGATAGCACTATTAATGGCTGCTACTGCTACTCCAGCGGCTGCTAATCCTCCAAATATTGCTAATAAATTTCCAGATAAAGCCGTAGTCAAAGCAGATCCAATTGCCCCTCTTTTCATTTGTATAGCAAATAATCTAGCTCCTCTTATTAACCCGGGGAAGCTAGTTGTTAAGTCTTTAATTCCCATTGCTAATTTAACTCCAGAAACAAAAGCCATTGTATACAATATACCTTTTAATGCTGTGGCACTGCTTACTAATTTTCCAAATCCATCTATTAATTTACCGAAGGGACCAGTCATTATATTAGCTAAAGTTTCTTGAAGTTTTTCAATAGCCATTTGGAATTTTTCTTGGTTACTAATTTGAGTTGCTTGTCTTATTAGTTCTTCACTAGT